AATAGTTGATCCTGGATTTGATTATGTAGAAACACCAGAGGTTAATATTTCAGGTGGAAATGGAAATAATGCAAGAGCATCTGTAAATACTAAATTAATTACTCATAAAGTTAATTTTGATGCTTTACCTGATGGTAGTGTTGATCTTACTTCCAATACTATTGGATTTAGCACTTTCCATAAATTTAGAAATGCTGAAAGAGTAATCTACAAACCTAATGGACAAAGAGCTATTGCGGGATTATCTACTGACTCTGAATATTATGCTTCTGTTATTACTAATAGCACTATAAAATTACATCCATCTAGACAGGATGCAATTAGTGGAACTAACACAATAGATTTAACAGATTATGGTATAGGTATTCAGACATTAGAATCTTTTGATAAAAAGACTGTGATTGAGGCAATTAATGTTGTTTCTGGTGGATCTGGATATTCTAATAGGAAAAAAACAATAACACCTGTTGGAATTAATACTTCTATTGACACTATAACGCTACATAATCATTCTTATAACTCTGGTGAGATAATTAAATACACTGCTGCTGGAACCGCTATAGGTGGTCTTACAGATGGATCTACTTACTATGTAACTAAAATTAGCGATGATAAATTTAAGTTATCTAATATTGGAGTAAATGATGATCAAAAAACATTTTTCTATGATACTAAACAATATATTGATTTAACATCTGTAGGAATTGGAACACACATTTTTAATTATGAAGATATTTCTATTACAATTTCAGGTAAAATAGGTATTAGCACTGCAGAGTTTGATGGAACTCCTGATGAAATATTTGGTGCTAAAATTCAACCTATTCTTAGAGGATCTGTAACCTCAATTGATTTATCAAATCAGGGTTCTGGATATGGTGATTCTGAGATTATTAATTTCAATAGGGAACCAAATGTTAGTTTAAGTGCAGGGAAAAATGCACAAATAAGACCAGTAGTCAATAATGGTCAACTTACAGAAGTATTAATTCAAAACACTGGTTCTAATTACAATTCTCCACCTGATATTATACTTGCTGGTTCTGGAACTGGTTGTGTTGTTACACCTATTCTTGATGATGGTAAATTAGTAGAAGTTAAAGTAATTGAAGGTGGTAGGGGATATAGTCAAGAAAATACTACTCTATCTGTTTCCGTTCCTGGTAATGGATCTCAATTTAGAGCTCTTATTCAAGAATGGAGAATTAATTTATTTGAAAGACATTTAAAGAATTTTACAGGTGATGATGGATTTATTGCCCATGAATTTAATGAAAATAGGGGATTACAATTCTCTCATTTATATGCTCCACGTAAATTAAGAGAGTCTGTCTTTGCAAGAAACCAAAGTGGAGATACTTTATATGGTAAGACTGATCTTCAATTATCTAATGGCACCGAAATTGTATCTAGTGACCATTCTCCAATAATTGGATGGGCATATGACGGAAATCCAATTTATGGACCTTATGGATATATTACTAAGTCTGGTGGTGCTATATCTCAAATGAGATCTGGATATTCATTAGAAATAAAAGATGGTAGACCTTCTATTGGATTATATCCTGAAGGATTCTTTATAGAAGATTATACTTTTAAGAATGTAGATGATGATGCAGTTCTTGATGAAAATAATGGTAGATTCTGTTTTACACCAGAATTTCCAAAAGGAACTTATGCATATTTTGCAACTATTAATGATGGTCCTGCAGATTCATCAGAAAACTTTAATGGTTTTAAGAGACCAGTATTCCCTTATCTAATTGGAGATGGGTATCAGTCAACACCTAATAGTTTTAACTTTGATGTTTATTCAAATCAAACAGATTATAAGTTAGATAAAACAACATGGTTAAGAAATACGCAACCATACAATTTAATAGAAACTCAGGAAGTTGAGTATAAGTATGCATTTCTTCCTGATGATTTAAATCAAACTATTGATATTAGTTCAGTAACACCTGGTAAAATTGAAAAAGTTGGTATTTCATCCAGTGGAGATTTATATAAAGTTGGTGATTCTGTAGAATTTGGAACATCTAATACTAGTCGTGATCAAATAGCAGGATTTGGTGCTGATGTTGAAGTATCTAATATTTTAGGAAAAAGAGTTACTAGTATTACTGCTTCATCTACAACAATTACTGGAGTAGAATTATATCCTGCTGATAATGGTTTTTATGGTCAATGGGAGGTTATTAGTGACAATCCTCATAATTTTAATTCAAATGAAATTGTTGTAATTGCTGGTTTATCTACAACATCTTCTGGATTAGAGGGTGCATATAATGCTGGTATTACTACTGATGCATTTGCAATGATAGGTATTGGAACAACCACTGTTGCTGTAGATACTGATTCTGTAACTGGATTTGTTACCTTCTTTAATATTGGTGGTAATTTAAAAAATATTAAACCAAATGATATACTTAAGATTGAAGATGAAGAAGTAAAGGTATTAAATGTAGATGAGAGTTTCTCTAGAGTTAGAGTTTTAAGAGCACAAAACGGTACAACAGGAATTGCTCATTCAGTAACTACAATTGTTAAACAAGATCCTCGTATAGTAAAAATTGATGCTGGTATTAAAACTACCTTTACAGCAAAAAGAAATACTGAATTATATTTCAATCCTATAGAATCTGTTGCTCAAGGAAGTGCTAGTGGAGTCGGTATTGGTAGCACACTTGTATTCAGTAATCCAGGTGTTGGATTAAGTGAATTATTTGTTCCTACAAAAGCAATTTATTACAGAAATCATAATTTAGAAACAGGTGATCAATTAACATATTCTACTAATGGTGGAAATGGATTATCTGTTGTTGGTGGGATATCAGCATTATTACAAGATGGAGAAACTTTATTTGCTGCTAAGATAACTGATAGTTTAATTGGAATTGCAACTGTAAGAGTAGGATTAGGAACTAATGGCACATTTGTTGGTATAGCAAGTGCGTTTAGAGATTCTACTACTCTAGCATTTACTGGAATTGGAACAGGGGTTAAGCATAGTCTTAAAACTAACTATAAACCAATTACAGGTGATATTACTAGAAATAAAGTAAATGTATCAACAGGAGATTCTCATGGATTAATTTCAGGAAATACTGTTGATATCGATATTAATCCTGGAGTTACTACTTCTATTGTTGTTAAGTATAATGATTTTAATAGAAGATTAGTAATAGATCCTAGATCATTTACTTCAGGATCAATTAGCACAGTCAGTGATACTATTAATATATCAGATCATAGATTTGATACAGGTGATAAAGTAATTTGTAGTGTTGCTACTTCTACAAGTAGTCTTAATAATAATGGAATTTATTTTATTGTAAAAATTGATGATAATAATTTTAAATTATCTAATACATTTTATGAATCAAATTTACCTAATCCAGTCACAGTAGGTATTAGTATTAGTGATTCTGGAACATTTGCCTCTGTTAACCCTCGTTTAGATCTATACAAAGATTCTACTGTAGAATTTGATGTTTCCGATCCATCATTAGGATATAATAGTCAAGGAAGTGCTTATTCAGCATTTGAATTTAATTTCTATACAGATGAGAACTTTACAGAGTTATGGGAAAAAACTGAGTCTAGCGTATCCTTTGAAGTTGAGAAAACTGGAAAAATTGGAGTTTCTACTGATGCCAAGGTTTCTTTAACCGTTAATAAGAATATTCCTCAAAATTTATATTATAGACTTAAACCAATATTTGAGAATAATTTACCTCTTGTTAAAAAAGAAATTGTAGTAGATGATGAAGTTGTCAGTGGTAGCCAGGTAGAGGTATTTGAAAGTAAATTTAATGGAAATCATTCTATTGTTGTTTCTGTTGGATCTACTAACGAATTTGCTTATACGTTAAAAGAGTATCCTGAAAAAACCACATATTCTACTATAACATCATCTATTAAATATAGCACAGATTCTAAAACTGCACTTGGTCCAGTTGCTGGTTTCCAAATAAAAAATGGTGGTCGGAATTATTATTCATTACCTGGTATTACTACAATAACAACTGATTTTGGTAGTAATGCAGTTATAAGTGTTGGAAGTAGTTCTATTGGTAGGATCAAGAAAACAAAGATACAAAATATTGGTTTTAACTTCCCATCTGATACTACATTAAGACCTTCTGTAGCATTACCACAAGTGATACAGTTGAAGTCTTTAGCATCTATACAATCTATTGGTATTGCTTCTGTTGGAAGGGGATATGCTGTTGCTCCAACCTTATTGGTATTTGACGGAGAAACTAAAAAGCAAGTTAAGGATATTGATCTACAATTTACACTAGGCGATTCTAAAGTTAAGATATTAAACAATACTACAGGTATAAGTCCAGTTACTCCAATTATTATTCCTACAGGAAATTCTAATGGTGTTGGTATTAGTACTGTTGGATTTAATACTACTACCAAAGATGTAACTCTTACTCTATCAGTTGGATTTAGTACTGCAAATACTTTCCCATTCGAGGTTGATGATAAAGTTTTAGTAGAAAATGTTAGTATTGGTATTGGTTCTACTGGTAGAGGATTTAACTCTGCTGAATATGATTATAAGTTATTCTCAATAACTGCTGTTGATGCTAATTTAGGTGGAATTGGAATTGTTACTTATAGTCTAGCAGATCAACTTGTTGGAGAAGAATTTCCTGGAACATATAATCCATTTAATTCTGCTGCTGCAAGAATAATACCACAAAAGCATTTCCCATCATTTAGTGTAGATCTATCATCTAATCAATATTTGGTCGGTGAAACTGTTACTACAAAATCTGCAGAAGGTCATGAGATAACAGGAAAAGTAGAAACATGGGATGTTGAAAATGAAATTCTAGTTGTTTCAGGAACTAGTGGTTTCTCTGAAGGAGAAATTATTAAAGGCGATTCTTCTAATACACAAGGAATTGCTTCTTCAATATCATCATACAAATCTGATTTAACTTTAGATGCATTCTCTAAAGTTGAAAATGGATGGCAAACAGATTCTGGAGTTCTGAATTTATCACAGCAAAGATTGCAGGATAATGATTATTATCAAAACTTCTCTTATGCATTACGTTCTGCTGTATCATTTAATGTTTGGGAAGATGTTGTAAGTTCTATAAACCACACTCTGGGTTATAAGAAATTCTCTGATTATCAATTAGATTCAACTGCATCAGATGCATCATCTATGATTGTTGGATTAACTACATCAACAACAGAAGTTAATCCTGTTCAAGATTTAGTTGGTATTGGAAATTTAAATACTTTTAGTGATTTTGATCTAGTAAAAGAAAATTCATTAGTTGTTCCACAACATATACTTTCAGATGAAATAATATTCTCTAGTAGAGTATTGCAGGACTATGAGGAATCTATAGGAAATAGAGTTTTAACAATTGATGATATGAGTGGATCTTTCAATAGTAATCCACGATCAACACCTTTCAGTGTTGTTGAAACATTTAAGTTATCTGAGCATAGAGCACAAAAATATATTGCTTATATTAGAGATAAGAGATTCTATGGTCAAAGACAATTAATGGTTATTGATTTGATTCATGATGGATCTTTTGGTTATATTCAACAATATGGAAGAGTTGAAACAGTTTATGATCAAGGCTCATTCGATTTCTCAATTGTTGGATCTGAAGGACAATTATTATTCTATCCAACTAGATCTGCAGTAAATGATTATGAGGTTGTTGCGTTATCTTATAACCTTGATGATAATCTTTTGGGAATTGGAACCACCTCAGTTGGAACTACATTAATTGATTCTCACAGTGTAAATGTTCCTAAAGCATCTGCATCTACTAATATTGTTTCTATTGCTAATACCTATAGGTCTGCAAAAGTTCTTGTAGAGATTACTAAAGATAGTGAAGATATTGGACTATATGATGAATTTGGAATGGTAGAACTTAATTTGGTTCATGATGGAACAGAAGTTGATATGTTGGATTATGCAGAAATGACTACTTCGTTATCTAATACTAGTGTAGGTGGTTTTGGTACATTCTCTGCATATATTGATGGATCAGATGTTAAAGTTGATTTCCATCCTAATGCAATCGGAATAGGAACTACAGCAGTGGTTAATGCCATTGTAGTAGCACAATCTAATGAATCTACTACGTCAGAATCTTCTGTTGATTTAAAACATGCTAGATTGGAAAGTAGATCGACAAATATACCTGCTTCTGGATCACCTACACCACAAGTAGTCGGTGATTACTCTGATGATTATGATGCTGCATATTTTGTAATTCAAGTTTCTGATACAAGTAATGGTGAGTATGGAATATCAGAATTACTAGTTGTTGATGATTATGATAAAACTTTCGGAACTGGTGAAACTTATGACACTGATGAATATGCTGTTGTTACTACATCTGGTGGACAAGGTATTACTGGATTAGGAACATTCTATACTGGAATTTCTACTAATAATATTGTTGCTGGTGGTGGTGCAGTTGGAATAGCAGGAACTACCCAATTAATCTTTACACCTCTTCCTAACGTTGCAACAAACGTTAAGGTCTTTATGAATGCCTTTAGGTATCAGGATGATGCTCATACCAATATCGATTTTAATAATTCATCTATAGAAGTAAAATCTTCTGATTATACTGGAACCGATAGGGATATTAAGAGAGCGTTTAATTTAACTCACAATCAAGATACTATCTTTGAAAGAAGTTTTGATGGCAACGATTCCACTATTGTAGATACTAATAAAGATACTATTGAATTACCTAATCACTTCTTTGTTAGCGGTGAGAAGATTAATTATGTTCATGCTGGTGCAGGAACTACTCAAGCTCTTGGTATTGCTAATACCAATGGATTCTCTGGTATAGGATTTACTGATAAATTACCAAATGAAGTATTTGCTATTAAGGTAGATGATAATAAGATTAAGATTACTGATAGTGCAAGAAAAGCACTTCTTTCAGTTCCTGAATCAGTTAGTTTGACAAATGTTGGTATTGGAACATCTCATAGATTTGTTTCTACAAATGCTAATGCTAAAGCTCTTCTTTGTTTAGATAATATCCCACAATCTCCAATAGTATCTACTGCAGTAACAACTACTCTTGCAAAAGAGATGTTTACTACTGATGATCTTATAAAATTGAGTGGAATAACATCTATATTTGGTGGCGATCTTTTAAGAATAAATGAGGAGATAATAAAGATTGAATCTGTTGGTGTAGGAAGCACTAATGTTCTTAGGGTTCGTAGACAATGGATGGGAACCAATCTAGCAGGTCATTCCACTGATTCATTGGTAACTAAAGTCAATGGTAATTATAATATTGTAGAAAATATTCTTAATTTTGTTGAAGCACCTTATGGTAAGATACCTCTAAGCACAACTACCAATCCACCCGATTCTAGAGATTGGACTGGAATATCAACCAGTTCTAGTTTCCAAGGAAGAACCTTTATGAGATCTGGTGTTCCTAACACTGTCAATGATACTTATTATAAGAACCAAGTATTTGATGATATCTCTGCAAAATTTAATGGATTTAATAAAGATTTTGATTTAAAATCTGATGGTAACAATATTACAGGTATTGCTACTGAAAATGCAGTTATCCTAGTTAATGATGTATTCCAAGGACCAATTCTGAACTACAACTTAAATGAGAATTTAGGAATAACAAGTATTCAATTTACTGGTGCTGCTTCATCGACAACAGATGCTAATGTAACTTCTTTACCTCTTGGTGGCGTTATCCTTTCTGTTGGATCTACAGAAGGATTTGGATATCAACCACTAGTTGCTGCTGGAGGAACAGCAGTTGTTTCTGCTGGTGGAACTATTAGTTCTATTAGTATTGGAAATACTGGATCTGGTTATCGTTCTGGTGTTCAAACCGTAGGCGTTTCCGTTCAGCAAAGAGATGTAGAAGGAACATCAGTAACACCTATAGGAACTGCAACTATCTCTAGCGGTCATCTAACAGGAGTAGCAGTTACGAATTGGGTATCCTTCTACAAGCCAAGAGATGTTAGAGAAGCATCTTATAATCATACAAGTGGAATAACAACTATCACAACTGCTACTCCTCATGGACTATCATTAGGTGATGAAGTTAAATTATCTGGTATTGCATTTACTTGTACTTATTCTAGTGCTGCTTCAAGAGATGTTCAGTTTGCTACTTATAATAACACAAATGGCACTATGACGGTTACTACTGCAAGTCCTCATGGATTGTCAGTAGGTAAAGATGTAATATTAACTGGACTTGCATTTACTTGTGGATTGGATAATGGTACTTCAGATCATTACTATCCTAGAAATAGAGATAGATTTTATGATACTGCAATTTCTATCACAGAAACTACAGCAACTACAATCAGTGTTAATGTAACTGCAGCTAAAGGATTAGATCAATATACACATCAATTTGTAAGTGCAGCTGCAAATGCAGTAATTACTGGTGGTAATTATAATCATGCCTTTGTAGGAGCAAAACCAAATGCAGTTAGTGTTACTGGAACAACAACAACATTAACACCAACTGATTCTACATATAATCCAACAACAGGTAATTTAGAACTTACTATTAATGATCATGGATTAAGTAATTCTAATAATATTAGTATTTCTGAAGGTGGACTTACATTTACCTGCGATATGGATTCTCATAGCACTTATCATCCTTATCCTCGTAGCACAGATCCTATTGCAGGTATCAGCACATCTATTACTGTTGTTAATGCTAATACTATTACACTTAATGTTGGCACTTCTCCTTTAATTAATTTCAATGTTAGTGCTGCTTCATATGATGCAAGCACTGGTAAGTTAGATTTAACAATTGGATCTCATAGTTTAGCAACAGGAACTAGTATTAAAATTGCAAAAGAATCTTTAGTATTTAAGTGTTCTAAAGACAATTATGCAACCGAGCACAAATATCCTAGAGAAGGTGATCCTGGATATAATGGATTGAAGGTTCTTGGTGTTAACAGTCCAACCAAATTTGATGTAAATGTTGGAGTTTCAACTGTTCCTACATTCTATAAGACTGGCGGTAAAGTTCAAGGAGTTATTATAGCACCTAGAGACGTTAATAATTCTGCAAGCGGAACAGATCCTGCTGCAGGTGGAACAAATGTATTAGGTATTATCGATAACTTTACATTTACTATCAACAGTGGAATATCCACTACACCTCATTTCTATGCTAGAGGTGGAACAGTAGAAAAACCATTAGATGTAGTATTTGATGAACCACTTTCATATACAAATCTTCCTCTTGCATATAGTTCTGATTCTGTTAGTGGACTTGGTTCAGGTGGTAGAGTTGATGTTGTAGTCGGTCAAGGATCAAGTATAGTTGACTTCAGTGTAAAGAATACTGGATATGGATATGGTGTTGGTGAGATTCTAACTCTACCTATAGGAGGAGCAACTGGAATACCTACCACTTCAACTTATAAGCAATTCCAACTTACTATAGATGAAATATTTACTGATGAATTTGCAGGATGGAGTCTAGGAACTTTACAACCATTAGATACGCCACAAGGTGAATTTGATGGTGATACAAGAACTTTCCAGATGAAGTTGAATGATGAAATTATTTCTATAAGAGCTGCTAAAGGATCCAAGATTAATGTGCAGGATGTTATTCTTGTATTTGTAAATGATATTCTTCAAGTTCCTGGTAAGGGATATATCTTTGAAGGTGGAAGTCTTCTTACATTTACAGAACCACCTAAAGCAGGTGATACTTGTAAGATCATCTTTTATAAGGGAAGTGGTGGTATTGATGTTAAGACTAGAGATATTATTGAAACTGTTAAGATTGGAGATGATTTGCAGATAACTAATGATCCTGCTAGGGGACAAGAATCTTGGTTAAAAGAAGATCCAAGATCTGTAATGAGAGTTGATTCTACTGATATCGTTACTACCAATCCATATTTCGGACCAGGAAATACTGAAGATGAAACTTTAGAGAGACCTGTTACTTGGACTAAACAAACTGAAGATAGGATTATCAATGATCTTCAGATTGGTAAGGATAGGGATTTGTATGAACCAAGAATATATCCAGCAGCAAATGCATTAAAAACTGTTGGAATTGGATCAACAACGATTTATGTTGATAATGTAAGACCATTCTTTGATCCTAAAAATGAAAATCCCGATTCAAGTATTCGTGAAACTTTACAAGATAATATTACTTTAGTTGATCAATCTCCTAAAGTTGGTGCAACTGTTTCTGCTTCTATATCAGGAGATTCGGTTTCTTCTATCGCAATTTCTGATGGAGGAAAAGGATATACATCTGCACCTTCAGTTTCTATACAAACTCCAGTAGGATTAGGTTCTACTGCTACTGCTACTGCTGCAATAACCAATGGATCTGTAACAAGTATAATAGTAACATCTGGTGGAACAGGTTATACAAGTGCTCCACAGGTTCTTATCGATCCACCTATAGCAGTTTCTGAAAGCAATGATGTTCTTTCATATAATGGTGATTCTGGAACTGTTGTTGGATTTGGAACAACTGTAGTATCAGATATTGATAAATTAATATTTGATTTCTATATTCCTCAAGATTCATTCCTTAGAGATACTTCTATTGTAGGTATAGCAACAACAGTAAGTCAAATTAGTGTTGGTGATTACTTTATAATCAATAACTCAAATATTGGATTTGCACAAACTACTATAGTATCAAGAACACTTAGCAATAATATAGTTGCAACTGGTAGATCTTTCTTTGATAATGTTTATCAGGTTGAATCTGCAACTGTTGTTAGTGTTGCAAACACAAATATAGGAATATCTACTGTTGGAACTGCATTGACAAGCATAGTCAGAGTTCAAACTAGAATAAGTGGAATATCCACCTTTACTTTTGCATCAAATTCAATATACTTTGATTCTACAAATTATACTTTTGATAATCAAAATTCTGATATTGGAGGTGGTTCTAATACAGGTGCTGGATATACTGGTGGATTTATCAACCGTCCATTCTTAGGTAACTTTAGTTGGGGTAGAATAGAACTTCAAGGTAGGTCTGAACTCAATGAATATCCTTTCTTTGGACAAAATGGAGTTCTTGGAATAAATACTGGATCTCTAGTAACAAGAACAAATAGTTTGAAATCTAAAAATTATGATGTTTAGTGATGTTCTAAATATAAAAAACTAGTGTTTCAATAATGGCTAAAGTAGGTATAAACACGGGTTCAGCCCCAAATGCAGGAGATGGAAGCACTCTCTTGGCAGGTGCAAATGCGATAAATTCTAATTTCGATGAAGTTTATAATTTGGTTGGTGATGGAACTAATTTGTTGGCAGGAATTGTAACTTCTATAGTTGCAGGGAATAATGTAACGGTATCTGGTTCTACTGGTGCAGTTACCATTAACGCTAGTGGTGGAGGTGGTGGTGGAAGTATTGCAGGTATTAGCACTACAGGAACATCAGTCTTTAATAATATAAATGCAAGTGGTGTTGTAACTGCTACCTCATTTAGTGGTAATTTAAATGCAAGCAATTTAAGTAGTGGTACAGTTCCTGCTAGTAGAATAACTACACTTAATGCATCTAAACTAACTGGAACTGCAGCAGCAATTAATGGCACAAATATAACAGGAATTGTAACATCTATAATTGCAGGAAGTAATATATCAGTATCTGGTTCTACTGGTGCAGTAACTATTACTGCTAGTGGCGGTGGAGGTGGCGGCGGCGATATAACTGCAGTTACTGCTGGAACTGGATTATCTGGTGGTGGAACGACAGGAGATGTAACTTTAAATATAGCAGATACTGCAGTTAGTGCGGGTTCATATACAAATACAAGTATTACAGTTGATGCTCAAGGTAGAATAACTTCAGCATCTAATGGTACAGGTGGTTCTGGAATAATAGTTCAGGATGAAGGTTCAT